CACCAGTCACAACACGAAGAGCTCTCTCAGTGGCGATAAGCGCTCTCGACGAACTATTCAGGGGTACTCTTGCAGCGATCAAACCTGATGTTCTGCCGGTGGCGAGCGCGATACCTTGCTGGAGTTGAACGTAGTTCGCAGCCTGCGCCCTCTGCAGTTTGATAGTCTGAAGGTTTGATTGAAGACCCGCAACTGTCAATTGTATGTCACGAACCTTTGCAGCAGACGAAGCATTCTGAGCAGTAGCAGAAGCCAACAAAGCCGTTGATTTCAGTTGTTCTGCTCTTGCGCTATTCAATAGAATCACGCTGCCAGACTGAACAGCCATCTGGAAACGAATTTCGGCAGCAACAGCAGCAGTTATTCCGGCAATATACTTCGACGCAAAACGAACAGCGAGACTTATTCCAAACGCTGAGAGAACAGGAAGAGCGATCTCCAAAGAATTCGCTACTGCAATAATCGCTGTAGCGACAGCGGCGCTGGCACCAGTCGTGTCATCAAGAGCATCAAGAACTTCCAGAAGGTTCGTCCGAAGAACGCTAAACGCTTGAGAGATCGTAGGAATGGTCTCCAGGAACTTATCGTTGATTTCTCTGCGAGCATTCCTGAAAGCGACAAGAATGCTCCTACCAGTGATTGCCCCCTGTTGACCAAGTTCTCTCAGGTCACCACGAGTTCTTCCAATTGATTTTGCAATGATGTCTGCAACAAACGGAAGCTGTTCCAGAACGGAACGAAGTTCGTCGCCGCCAAGACGATCAGATGCGATACCCTGAGAAAGCTGGATCAAAGCCGCGTTTGATTCTCTGGCACTTGCTCCTGAAAGAATAACAGCTTGGTTCAGAGACTCTGTGAACGCCAAAGTCTGTCGTTGACTGATTCCAAGTTCACGAACCGACAAGGCAGTTCTTGTGTAGATTTGTGCTGTAGTTTCGAAGTCGCTTCTGGTTCTTTTAGAGATAGCAAACAACTCAGATTGAACATCGTTGAATTCGCGACTAGTTGAAGTCACAAGACGAAGCCTGTTCTCAAAACCAGTAAGCATGTCCAGCATACTGGCAAGACCAGTGACCGCGACAACAGCGGCAAGACCGACAGCGACGATCGCAGTCTGAAGTCCGGTCACTCCTCTTGCGGCTCCGGTAGCACTCTCACCAATACTTTCTAATTCCCTCTTGACGACGCGAGCGCCGACAGAACGAATTACGATATTGATGATTTCAGTTGCCACTCTTTATCGCTCCAAAAGGCGAACAGACTCGATCTCTGTTCTTGCTTCAATTAAAGCAATAGAAACCCAATCGTTCGGTTGTTGAGAAGAATATCCATTCCGCAGTCTTCCAAGATACGGAATAGCGTTCGTTATGAAGAGGGCACGACCGGCTCGTCCTGTGCCAAAAGCAGCACCGACTCTCAACAGGTTGATTTGTGCGATACCAGCGGAGATCGCAGCCCTCGCGTTGGAGCGTTCTCCCCGACCGAGATTCTTGCCGGGGAGATATGCTGGGATAACTGCACGAGTCGGATTATAGATAGAGACTCTCCAGTTGGAGCGAGCAACGCCTTCGTCAACAGGTGTTCCTTCGACCAGCCCAACGAGAGCACGTTTGGCAATCCGCTTTACGAGATCAATAGATTTGTTCTCGATTTTGCTTCCGCGCACCCGAATGTTTCTTGAAAACTGGAAAAGAGTAGCCACCTATTTGCCTTTGCTCTTTGACCGATTATGCTCCATCAAGGCTCCATACATCTCCGTTATGTGATAGTGCATCGCCTCTGTTTGATCCTCGTCCAGTTCTAGAGCAACACAATAATCATGAACAACCTTCCAGGAGATAGGACCGAGTCCAATGTCTATGAACCCATAATAGTAAAGTTCAAGACCTGATGCTATCTCTGGAGCAAAAGCGATCTCTTCAGGGATTTCTCGATCTTCTCTTAGTGCTTCTGACATGATCTTGATTTCTATACTCCCTCTCTTCAGGGTATGAATCAAGACCTCTACGAGTTTTTTGCTTCCTCCTCCAACTCTTCCTTCCGGAAAATCGAGATCTGTTCGGCTTCTTTCTGAAGCATGAAGAAGATGTCAGGGAGACGACGGAACGTCATCATCAGGTTGTCGTAGGAGAAGTCGCCGGTCTCGCCATCAGGCATGTGAATGCCACGCTTCCAGATCGTTTCGCCAGTGACTTCGTCGACACCGTCAGAGACGTTCCAGTCGAGGATCACAGCATTAGCATAGATGTCGAACAGCAATTCTTTCGAACGCTCTTCCGGCATCACACCGGCTTGGATCGCCCGACGGAACGGCTTCGACTTCTGCTCGGCATATTTCATATACTTCTTGTTCGCGCCACCAGCGCGACCAAGGAGAATACGGAAATCACCGTAATCGACCCAGACACCAGTTTTCTCCAGATGAGGGTCGGTTTCGAACTGTTTATACATCGACATATGGTCACTCCTTTTGTTGTCGATTACTCGGCGGCTGTCGGTAGATAGCCAAACCAAGTCCACATCAGAGTGTGAGTGAATCCACTGAAGATTGCACTCGCATCTGCTGCCTCCATGTTGAGAGGGATTGTGATCGGTTCATTGGACGAAACGTTCAAACGTCCGTCGCCCAAAGAGATGAGCGGAATGTCGATGACGATCCCGCCGTTGTCTTTCACAATCGCCATATCCACCGTAACGTCCGAGTTGTTGCGAACAGAAGTGATGGCGCTCACATTGTTGAAATAGGCCGTTACCGATCCGCCGACTTGGAAGATACCAGCCGTGAGATCGAAAGCCCCGAGCGTCCCGACCGCCTTGTTGGGCGAGACGTTGTTGTTGATATTGATCGTCGCTTCCGTGATGAAAGCAGCGAGAGAAACCGGTGCCTCGTTGACACTGGAAACCACAGCGATCTTGATGCGACTGAAATCCGACGAGGTGTTGAACACGTCAGTCAGGATCGGTGTAGTGAGAGACGACTGGAGGGGGCCAGCAGTCGAGTCGCGGAGTTCTTCATCGGTGCCAATGAAGCCGAGATCGACGTTCACGAGATTTGCAGTCGGTACATTCAAGGTGAATTCGTTACCGACCGCACCTTTGATGATCTGCGTTTGAATATCGCTGAGTGCCGAATCATCAGGAGCACCGAGCAGGCGTTCCAAGTGATAAGTGCGACGAACGATACTCGTGCCGACACGGTTGCGAAGGACATCGCCGTAGAAGATCTGAACAGTCTCGGAGACAGAAGCTTCGGTGGCCATTGCCAGAGTGGACTTGTCCAGCGTCAGAATATTTGCTGCGATCGAACGAATTCGCTTGAACCCATTGTTTGCAGTTGTTGCGAAGCGAGTAGCAGCCGTATCCCCACCAATGAAGATCCACTGACCTGCAACCAGACCCAGAGTGGTGAAGTCCAGAGTGGTCGAGGTAAGTGTGACGAGATCACCACCAGCAGCCACATCGATGTCGCCAGCAGTTCCTTGACAACCGACGACCTGAATGTAAGCACCGGTCGGAGGCGAAGCTTCCACGACGAGTAGGCCAGTCGCAACCTCGACCGAAGTTGATGCAGTGATTGCTGTCACGACATTGAGAGCGTTGTTCGCGGAGTTGGTGAACTTAAATCCACGAATGAGGCTGCCGACCACGAAGCCTGTCGTGCTAGCGACTTCATACTCGTCAGGGTTCGACGTGTCAATGTCAACAGCCGTAACAACTTCGCGACCTTTGCGTTCCCAACTGGCGAACATGAACCCTTGAAGGATATCCTCCAGGTTCCAGAGGGAAAGATTGTGATTGAACTGCGCCGTCGCGTCCAGATCGGTTGTCACACCTTTCTTGCGCGAACGAGTGTTCGTGATTGGCGTCGGGGAGACGTTCGTGATCTCGCTGCCAAAATCACCATAACCGTTCGGCTCCAGAGCATACCAAACAGGCGCGCTCAATGTCGCGAGGGTAGATTCCTCGGCGTAAGCTAGGCCCGTGGAGTTGGAGTCGATCTTTGCAACCTGTGCCATCTA